TTGCATTTTTAGGAAGTCCAAAGCCATCATCATTGCATCCTATAGGATTCCAAATGCAAGAAACACTATCCTCTGAAACTTTCTTTCCGAATTTATTATCTCTAATAAATTCCCATATCATCCGACCAAGTCTATCATTCTTTGTTTTAGACATCAACCCATCTGCCCTCTGATTCTTCCTTATATAAAGGATAAAATCATCATTACCAATCTTTATTTCACTCATAGTATCAAAATGAAATTTATACTTAGTATTATATTTTTCTGTTTAAAATCCAAGCATTGCAGCTGGAGGAATATTCAACACCCGACAAAGAAGTCTTGCTATCTTCAATGTTGGCTCCGAACGTCCAGAAAGATAGTCATTAACACGTGAAGGGCTTATTCCGATCTCACCGGCAAGTTGTTTCTGCGTCATCCCCTTTTCTTCAAGAGATAATTCTATCAATTTCGCAACGGTCGGCTTTTCTATCGGATAATGCTCCTTCTCGTAAGCAATCACTATATCGGACATAACAGTGAGCTCCACTGCATTCTTATCGTTTGCAGGGGTGTTGTCATCAACCAATGGCAAAAGTTCCTCTATTCTCGCCAGTGCAAATTCATATTGTTCTTTCGTTACTTTATTCATATCCTATATCTTAAATGGTTGAACAATCTATTTTATCATAATCTTTATGAGTACCAACCCAGCGAATGAAGACGTACCCAATTGTAAACTTAACAACGACAACCAACCGATAGTTGTTGCCTCTGATATTGAAAACGTAGTGTTGGTTGCCTACATAGTCAGCAGAAAGAAAATCAACCTTTATATCAGACAAATTTTTCCATTCGGCTTTTTCTGTTATATCATACCAACGCTCTAAGGCTATGCGTGAATCTTCATAACCTTTGGTTTCATAGAAATCTTTCAGCTTTTTATGTGATACTATTCTCATACGTTGTTCATTTGATACAAAAGTACTAAATAATTTTGAATTATAAAACTATTATAGCATAAATATTTTATAATATCGAATTATGCACAAGAAAAAAGCGGGACTGAAAAGCTCCGCTATCTATTCACAATTAACCAAAAGTCATTCTTTTGTAGCAGGAATCACCTTTTCATTTTTCAAACTCTGTTCTTCCTCGATTTCTTTCAACTCTTCATCAATTCTATCAGCATTTCCAGCAAACATAATCCCCTCACGCCTGGACCATACTCCACCACTGACGGCAGAAACAGCGGTAGTAACCTTGTCATTTAAGTCATCAATCATAAAAGGAACCAAGTCTGTCTCGATATCAATCGTCTGTGATGCCTTATTGAACTCAGTTGGATTAATCGCTCCTAAAGCAGAAACAAGGAAATTAACCCTTCGTTGCAGAAACTCCCCTATCACTTCCGCATGATTACTTACGCTCATATGCGCACCCATAAACATGAAACGAAAAGCGGTGCCGGAAGCCTTGCCAACACCTTTCAAGGTTTCAAAAGAAATACGTGGAGTGTTAGACATATCATAAGCGTTGTTCGTAAGCGTTTCGGCTTCAAAACGAATTGTTTCAGGAACTTGGTTCCACGTCAAGTATTGAGCATCCGCACCATCTTCCAATTTGACTATCCTATCTTTTGTTTTGCCAGCAAATCCGGCTACACTACCGACTAATTTCAGCAACGGAAAGAAATGATAGTCAATACAGTCGGCATAATTAGATAACAGTTTCTCCAACCGGACACGGAAAGTCTTTATCTTTTTGCAATAAGGTTCAGGACGATAAGCATAGAGAACCGGTAGTTTGGGGAATCCATGAGCAAAAGGCGTTCTTTCTTCATACCCTTTAGACAAATCCCATTGATAAACCATTTTGTCCGTGATAGTCATAAAGCAGATGACTTCCGAATCATCCATGAGCTTCTTCTTGTACTCACGTGAGAAAGCAATCATTTTACCTTCATCATTGAAGAATGGATAGAGTTTATCCCCACGGAATGGAGACCATAACACGCTTTTCAGTTTCTTGGTGGGCTTGACCTTGCCACCGAACGTAGTCTTTACTTTCTTCCAGAACTTTGCCCAAAACGAATCATCATCGGTAACATACCAATATTCTGCCGCTTCTTGTTCGGAGAGCCAGGCACGGACAATCTTCTTGTTTTGATATTTGATTTTGTTGGACTTGAATACAGCCTTTACCGCATCCAGCAGTTTCTTTTCATCATTATCAGTCGGAGTGCAATCCATAGACGGTTCTGTGCCGACCGTGAAAGCTGTTTGGATGTTCACTATATCCTGTTCTAATGGAATAGTGATACGGTTTACCGGCTCGATCTTATACTGAGCTTCAATTTCGTAGGTCTTGCCAGTCTTCTCATCGAAAACTTTCTCTGCTTCCTTTTCAAGAACTTTTCTATCCGGGTACTTCTCCTTGTCAACCATGATTTCATGGCGTTCCGGATTCCAATCATCCCACAACTTGCAGCGGTCGGGAAGCTCGGTTCTTCTACCTTTCTTCAAGTAGCTTATTTTCTGCCCAATATCGGACAATGCTAATATTTCTTCTAAACTCAATGGCATAGCTTATATTTTTAGTGTGTGAATATTCCAGTTAAATCTTTCGGCTTCAATATACGGCCGAGGACGTGGCCCAAAATATAGTAGCGAATCGGGTCGAGTGTATGATTCCAAGCATCTATCGGTTCATTGATATAATGCCCGTCTTTATCTTTATCCCAAACATATTTGCGAAGCTCTTCGATGATATGATACGAACGCTCTGTAACGAATAACTCCATTTCATGTATCTTGTCAATACCCGCTTTAATAGAACCGGGGAATTTATCTACCGGATAGATGTTCACACCTCTATTTTTGATTTCCTGAATCAAACGAGGGTCGGCACTATCTCCGTAGACTTTCAGTCCCCACGGTTTTAGCTTTTCAGCAATGGCATTTGTGAGCATTCCTGTTTCATAGAATAACTCATCCACGTAA